CTCTCAATCAGGGTGTCCGGAATGCTCTCACTGCCTGGCAAAACGGCGACACCATCAAGGCACGGTATCTGCCTGATGGAACAGCGGGCCGCCAGGGAGACGTGCTGGTGACCGAGATCTCGCTGAGCGGCGGGCTCGAATCCATGAACGAGTTCAGCATTACCCTGCAAGGGACGGGCGCCACCTCTGTGGTGACCTAACCGCCGACAGTCTGCAACCAGTAACCGAGCCATAAGGAGGCACAAACTATGGCGACTCGTGACGAACTCAGGAAGACGATCTTCAAGAATTCCAAGCCTCTGTCGAAGAGGGTGGTGTTCTTCGGCGCAGAGATTGAGATGCGCCAGCCCCCGATGAAGACGGTACTCGAACTGCAGCAGCTCGAGGATAAAGCTGCGGCAGCTGCCCAGATGATTGTGGGCTATGCATTCGTGCCGGGTACCGACGAGCGGGTGTTTGACGAAGCTGACATCGATGTGATCACGCAGATGCCGTTCGGCGGCGACCTCGCGCGTATCAATAAGGTCATCTCCGAGCTGACCGACATCGACATCCTGGGTGAGGAGGGAAACTCCGCAAAAACCCCAGACAGCTCGACGTCCTCTTCATAGCGGAGCAGCTGGGGAAGTTCGAGCACGAGGTCCTGGAACTCAGTCCTGGCGAATTTGCCCGATGGTTGGCATATTTCAGGATAAAGGAGAAGGAACAGGCTCGGGCTTACAAGTCCGCACGTAGTAAGACGGCTGCAACAACAGCTGCTGGAGGGCAGGGGTCTCCTGGGAGGCGAAGGTGGCGTTGAACCTTGGCGACATCAACTTCGGCCTGGGAGTAAATACCCAGGGCCTCAACAAAGCTATTGACGACATTGTCAAGTTCGGGCAAGTCGTAGAGCAGGCGTCTGCCCGCACCACTAAAGGCTCCAGGGCCGCTGCCGCCGCCTTGCGTCAGCAAGAACGTGCGGCCCTCAACGCCGTCCAACAAACGCTCCAGCTCCAGCATCTGCTGAGTAAGGCAAACGCTCCTGCATCGATGTTTGCAGGTTCAGCCCGCGCTCTGCGGGAGATGACCCAAGAACTGACCAGAGGGCGTCTGTCTGCTTTGGAGTATCAGCGGGCTCTGGAGAAATTCCAGGCAGATTTGGGGAGGAACCGCCGAGAGCTAGATCGTTATGCTCGGGCAGCCAAGGAGGGCATAACTCCGACACAGCAGCTTGCCATCAAACTCCGCAACCTGACAAGTTCGGCAACTATTGCTCTCGGACCGCTCAGTGGTTTGGGTTCCCGCATCAGCGCCCTTACGAGCATTACGACTCGCTCGGGTATTGTTGTTGCGGGCACTGTTGCGTCGATTATTGCAAGCACTATAGCACTCACGCGGGCGGCCCAGAATGCAATCGCTGTTGGCCAGCAGCTAGATCAGGTCCGTGCGAGATTCCAAATCACTACTGGGCCTGCTATTGATGCTAGTGAGTTCGAGCGTATCAGACAACTGGCAAATGCTGCTGGCACAGAATTTATTGCTACTGCCAACGCGTTCACGCGTCTCCAGGCGGCTGCTCAAGGCACCGTGCTGCAGGGAAAGGACATCAGCCAGATCTTTGAAGATATCCTGTTCTCAGCGGCACAGTTCCAGCTTACAACCGAGGATTTGACTGGAACGCTTCTTGCCTTCGAGCAGATGATATCTAAGGGGGTTGTGCAGGCAGAAGAACTTCGTGGGCAACTGGGCGATCGTCTTGTGGGGGCATTCAATGTTGCGGCCCAGGCGATGGGTGTGACAACACGCCAACTCAACGACATGCTCCGAGCAGGTGATGTGGCTACGGCAGACTTCTTGCCCAAGTTTGCTGCTGCCTTCAGGGAGGCTCTCGGCGCAAGGCAGGTCAATCGGGTTGAAACGTTCCGCGCGACGATGAACCGCCTGACAAATGCTCAGACGCACTTTTCTAATCAGCTGGATAGGACTTTCGGCATCAGCAAGACATATCAAGCAGTCATTAGGGGGCTAACAAACGTTCTCAACACCCTTGCCGACAACATGGATTCGATTGCCGTTGCAGCCGCATCGGTGTCGGGGGCGATGCTTTTCCTCGTAGCTCCTGAGATCCTGTCTGGGCTGGGGATGTTGGCAGGCCTACTCAAAAGAGTGACTATTGCTGTGCTGGGGCTAAGCGCTGCGGCGACAGCTACCCCTCTGGGGACTCTCCTCACAGCGCTGACGCGTTTGGGTCTCCTGGCTACAGGAGCAGCCGCCGGCTACTATATAATGACCGCAGGAGCGGATGCGGCCGCAGACGCTACAAAGCGGCTAGCAGATTCTGTGGACGATTTTCTGGCGTCACAGCGGAACGCTCAAAGAACCGCTGCAGATGTCGCCAAACAGTTTATGTCTCAGGTCGATGACCAGATACAGGCACTGCAGAACGCCCGCCTGGTTGAGCAGAGACGTTTGGCGGAACTGCAGGCGAAATTCGGCAATATATCTCCAGCACAACTCAACTTCCGGCTGCGTGTTGAACCTCCAAACAGCCGGTTCATGAGGGAATGGAGAGAACTTCAGGAGCTTGTAGAGAGGATCGGGGTTGACGGGCTCAAGGCCGATTCCGCTATCGCTGCGTTGCTGCAAAGGCAGCGGGAGCTGCAGGACATTATCGACAGGGCTGCTCGAGCTGAAGCGCGTGCACGCGCACTCCAGAAGCAGGCAGTTTACATGGGGTTGGCTGAGGCTAGGCAGCAAATTACACGCGTCTTGGAAGAAGCAGCTGCCACCAGAGGTCTTGCGGGTGAGGTTGAGCGCCTTCATGCCCAGTATAGAGATATCGATGCCATTGAACAGTACCGCGAAAAGCTAGGTAAGCTGACAGAGGACCAACAACTTATCAATAGGTTGACCCAGAGATATGCGGCGGCACTGAAGACTCTTCGGGATGCGATTGCACGAAATGCCGTCGATGATGCAGCTAAGCAACTTGACCGTATGGGTATGTTGTATCAGGCCATGCAACAAGGCCCCGAAGCTGTGGAGGCTCTGGAGAGATCCTTCCGGGATGCAGATGCCGCTGAAGAATTCGCTGCCCGCCTTCGGGCTAGCGGAGTAGATTTGCAAGATGTCATACATCTAACCCAGTCCTTTATTTACTGGCAGAAACAGCTGAATGATCAACAGGACGAACTCAATCAGAAGGCTCGCGAAAATAATATAGCGAAAGTCTTCGCGGAAGCCAACCGTGAAATAGAATCTATGCAGCGCCTGGTGGCTGCTTTCAATCTTGGTGGCCTCGCCCATATGGAGTTTCGGGAGAGCCTAGAATCGATTACGCGCCAAGTAGAGGCTTTGGAGCAGCGGTTCATTGCTGTTGGGGTTGCTGCGGGTGATCCTAAGGTTGTAGAAGTCCTGGAACAGTACGCCTACCTGCTGAGGACTTTGGATGCAATCCGGCGACAAGCTGCTCTGGATCAGGCTCTGGGCGATTACGCTCGCGAGATGGACCAGCTGAACCGCAGAATTGAGGCGGCGCGTATCAGCGCTGAGGCTCTGGCCGAAGTCGACGCCGCCATCGCCATCGAAGACCAAGTTGAACGGATGCGTCAGCGGCTAGTGGCTGCGGGGGACTCTGCTGCAGGGGCCGCTGAAAAAGCCCGCCAGTATGGGGAAGCTCTCATCATCCTCAGGCAACTTATGGAGCAATTCAACAATTCGGCGGACTTGTTGGCAAAGAAACTGCAAGACGTCAGGCTGGTTCTTGCGGAAGTTCAGGCCCGGGCGCTGGCGTCGAGCATGGACCGCGACATCGACCGTCAAATGCGTATGATTCGGGCGGTTGCAGCCTTTACTGAGCTTGTGGCCGAATCGGGCATTGTGGGGGCTGAAGCGTCCCGAATGATTCGAGAATATGCCGAAGCTCTCTTCCAGATCGACACAGATGAAGCCCGCAAGCAAATCAATGACATTCTGGGCACTCTCCGGGAGTATCAAGACGAGCTGGCTGCCATCCAGCAAGGACCAGATTTCTACAGGGCCTTTACCGAGTCTCGGGGGGCCGTCAACACGATAATTCAGTTCCGCGATAGTCTGCGTGCTGCAGGCGCCAGCATTTCCGACACCAATCGACTTACCCGCGAGTTGGTACGGACTCTGAATGAACTGGAGCGCCAGCGAGCTGCCGATCGGCTGCGGAAGGCTTTTGCGGATGCCGACAAAGAGTTGGAGATTCTACAGCGCCGCATTGCTGCCGCCCGCCTGGGGCCGCAAGCTGTTGCGGCGCTAGATGCTCAACTGGACATTGAACGACAGGTAAGCGAGTTCGAGAGCAAGCTGCGCGAGGCGGCAGCGAGTTACCAACTCTTGGAAAACGCGTTCTATCTGCCCGAAACCATTGCTACGACGGAAACGGCTGCTGATCGGCTGCGAGCTGCTCTGGAGCGCATCGGTCAGCTATCTGGGCTCGATGCTGGAGTGCTTGAGCTAATTACAAGTCTCGACGCCGCCATTGAACGAGTCGGAATTCTTTCGGGAGGTCTGTCAAACATAGGCGCCCCGGCAGTCCCCGCAGCCCCTACACCCCTGGCTCCAACGTCTGCGCTGACGTCTTTGACTGGGGAGCAGTCGCATCTGGTTACGCCAGATGCTGGCATGAATATGTTGGCACTATTGAACAATCAGTTCAGACTGCTGCAAGAGATCTTTGGGCAGCAGGTCACGATTGTTGATGCCATTGCGAAGGCTGGGACATCTCGCGAGGCTGGAACGCCCAATTCCCAACACTTCTACGGCCGGGCACTGGATCTCAGCCTTCAGGGTATGGATAACGCTACCCGCATCAAGCTGGTACAGGCTGCGCTGGCTACCGGCTTTACCGGATTTGGGTTCGGCGAAAACATCCTGCATGTAGATATCGGCCCGCGCCGGTCTTGGGCCTACGGCAATACTGAATTTGCTGGCCGCCCAATAGCTGAAATGCAGCAGATGGTCTCTGGCGCAAATGTGCCCACTCCTCCCAACATGTCGATTGTTCCGACAGCTCTCAGCCCAGAGGAGATCGATCGCAGGGTTGCGGCTTATCGTGCGGGCCTGGAAGCCATGGCGGCTGCCGAAAGGGCCTATACTCAGGGCACGGCTCTGGCCTCTGCCCAAGAGCGCATCGATCGTCTACGCGCTGAAGTCGAAGCCTATAAACAGGGCGCTGCTGCTGTGGAAGCTTTGCAGGCACAATACGCGCGTCTGGACGAAATCCGCGATTTCCGGAGGAGCCTGGAAGAAGTCGGGATTGCGCAGGAGGTCGTCAATGAAAAGGTTCGCGAATTCCAGTCCTTGCTAGAGGAGCGGGACGCTCTCCGAAATCGCATAGACGCTTTCAAAGAATTCATCGACGTCGTCGACAACCAACTGGTAGCGGCGCTTGACGGTGTTTCGAAAGCTTTTGCTGACGCCGTCGTTTCAGGGGAAGGTTTGTCGTCGCTGGCCGATTTGGGACGCCAGGTTGCCAGTGAAATCCTCGCAGCCTTCCTGAAGTTGTACGTGCTGAAGCCCCTGTTGAACGATATCTTCCCAGGAATGTACGGACCAGCCAATACAAATGCTGTTCCAGGTCAGGTGAAGGCGTTTGGAGGGTCCGGGTTCGGATTTCTCGGAGCCCTTACAGACGCTCTCGCGGGACTGTTTGGCACAATCTTCTCACGCAAGGGGAACGTGTTCCAGGGAGGTCTGCTCCAAGATGTCAAGATGTATCGGAAGGGCGGGATCCTGTCCGGACCCACCCTCTTCACCACGGCTAGCGGCCCCGCTATAGGCGGGGAGGCGGGAGATGAAGCTATTGTGCCTTTGGTGAGAGACTCGAGCGGTAATCTGGGCATCAGGGCTGTGGGGGCGTCGGGGACAACCATCGTAAACTTCAACTTCCCGCCCGGGACGGATGTTACGGCGTTCAGGAAGTCTGAAGCCCAGCTGGCTGCAATGGCGGGCAGAGTTGTGAGTAGGGGGATCGGTTCTCTATGAGCGACTTCCACGAAGTAAGATTTCCCGAAAAGATCTCCTACGGCTCTACAGGCGGCCCGATGCGTAGAGTCGATGTGGTTACTCTCGCCAACGGCTTTGAGGAGCGCAATAGCCCTTGGGCGCATGCTCGGCATAAATATAATGTCGGCTATGGAATTCGGAATCTGTCTCAGGCCTATGAAGTTGTGGAGTTTTTCCAGGCCCGCGAAGGAAAGCTTTACGGGTTTAGGTACAAAGATTGGGCTGATTACAAATCTTGTCCTGCACACCAGATTCCTACCAAGGACGATCAGGTTCTGGGCACGGGTAACGGCACCACAACACAATTCCAGCTACGGAAGGCTTACACTGACACTGGCAATACCTATTACAGGACAATCACCAAGCCTGTGGCAGGCACTGTATTGGTGTCCCTCAACGGCACCCTTCAAACTCAAGGAACGCACTACACCATCAACAACAATACAGGCGTCATCACGTTCATGACAGCCCCGGGTAACGGAGTGATTGTGCGGGCCGGGTTTGAGTTTGACGTCCCCGTGCGCTTCGACACTGACTGGTTGCCCATCAATCTGGCTAACTATGAGGCTGGAGAGTTTTCGGATATCCCGCTGATCGAGGTGAGGGTCTAGGATGAAGACGATTCCTGCGCAAATGCAGGCCGATCTGGATGGCCGTGCCACAAAGCACTGCTACTGCTGGCGCCTCGACCTCAAAAACGGTACCACCCTCGGGTTTACCGACCACGATCGGAATCTGGTCTTCGACTCTGTTACTTACAAAGCCTTGACAGGTATGGATGCCTCCGCCATCAGCAATAGCCGGAATCTGAATGTCGATGACATGGATGTTATTGGCAGGCTGGACGATACCAGCATCAAAGACTCCGACATTGCTGCGGGTGTGTATGACGGCGCCATGGTTACAATCTACAAGGTAGATTGGCAGGCTGTAATCAATCGCGTTGTTTTGATGCGCGGGCCTCTGGGAAAGATCTCCCGGGGGCAGATCGCTTACAAGGCGCAGATAAAGAGTCTGGCTGCATATGCTAGCCAGCGTTTGGGCGGAGTGTATTCTCCCAAATGTCGCTGGACTCTTGGCGAAGGCATTTGCGGGTTGGGAGTCAACCTGAATACGAGTGCCTATAGGGATACTGGCTTGGTAGTTTCGACCGCTCTCAGCAAGAGGGTATTCCAGACTCAGAGTCCCGGAGCGCTCGCTCGTGAAGAAGACTTCTACATGAACGGCAAAGTTGTCTGGACTTCGGGAGATAACAATACCTACGAGATGTGGGTAAGGTACAACAAAATCACGTCGACAGAAGCGCACTTCGAGCTGTTTGAAAACATGCCCAACGACATCCAGGTGGGGGATACTTTTACGGCGTATGCAGGATGCCAGAAGACGATCGAAATCTGCCATACAAAGTTTTCGAACGTGGTCAACTTTGGCGGATTTCCTCGGATTCCCGGGACAGATTTTATTTTGAGTTCTGCAACCAGTGCGGAGGATAACGATGGCGGATCTCTTTATCAACCCTGATCGTATTCTGGGAATTGCACGATCGTGGATCGGTACGCCCTACAGACATCAGCATTCGCTGAAGGGCGTGGGCGCCGACTGTTTGGGGCTGCTCCGAGGTGTCTGGAAAGAGCTGTATGGGATTGAAGCCGAAGTTCCTCCGCCCTACACGCGGGACTGGGCTGAACTCCGCAGTAGGTCGGCTGGGGAACCTATGCTGGAAGCCGCCGAGCGCAATCTGCATAGGATCGAGCGTGAGGAGGTCTCTCCCGGAGACGTGCTTCTCATACGGGTGCGCTCTACCGCGCTGATCAAGCATTGCGGTATCGTCTCTGAAATCGTGCCTATCAAAACCGCCCGCGATTGTCCGGTGCATCGACTCATTCATGCGTATTCTTTGCATGCGGTGTCGGAAGATTACATGCACAACAACTGGCTGGACAAAGAGATGCACTTCTTCCGGTTCAAAGATATTGCGGAGGTTGGAGGCTGATGGCTTCACTCTTCCTGATCTCCGGCGCTAAATACATCGCAACTAGCTTTGCGCTGAACTCGTTTGCCTCAGCTGCTCTTATCACCGGAGCATCGCTGATAGGTTCCTACATCGACAACAAGCTTTTTGGCCAGACAGTCAGCCAAGAAGGCCCGCGTCTGGATGAAGTCCGGTTTACAGGATCTTCTCATACGGCTCCTATAACCCGTGTTGGAGGGCGCTTTCGTATTGCAGGAAATATTATCTGGGCGACCCGCTATCGCGAGGTAGTTACAACTGAGAAGAAGTCTTCCGGAGGAAAAGGCGTTGGTGGGGTGAAGACCAAAAGCACCACCTACGATTACTATGTTTCTTTTGCCGTAGGGCTGTGCGAAGGGCCTATCCACGACGTCGGGCGTATCTGGGCCAACAACAAACTACTGGAGGGAGAGGACTACACAATTCGCATATACTACGGTACAAATACGCAAATGCCCGACCCTAAGATCGTTGCGGTTGAAGGCGCTGCATACACCCCCGCCTATCGCGGGCTGGCCTATATCGTTTTTGAAGAACTTCACCTGGAAGAGTTCGGCAACCGCATTCCGCAGATCAATGTGGAAGTCATTGCATCCAATGCCGACAGCATGGAGAAGTATGAAGATCGTCTCACGGCCGTCGACATGATTCCTGCGGCAGGGGAATTCTGTTACGGAACAACTCCTGTCTACACGGAAAACAAAGATACTCGAGTCTATGAAAACAAGCACTCCTACGGCACAGAATCTGACTTGCAACAGTCGATCAAAAAGCTACTCCGCACCGCCCCTAACTGCTCGCGGGTGGCTCTTGTCGTAGCCTGGCACGGAACCGATTTGCGCTGCAACCACTGCCAGCTGCAACCTCGAGTGGAAGCAGATGCGACCACAGACAAGAAGGTTACCAGGCCCTATGCTTGGAAGGTATCGGGAATCGGTCGAGCCGGAGCAACAAAAGTCTCTGTTGATACCGGTGGAGCCATCTACCTGGGCGGGGCCGTCGCGGACCGCGCTGTCTATGAAGCCATAGTCCACCTGAAAAGTAAGGGGCTTGACGTAGTCTTTTACCCGTTCATCTTGATGGATATCCCTCCAGGCAATACCCTCACAGATCCGTATTCCAACACCTCGGGGCAGCCAGCTTTCCCGTGGCGCGGCCGCATCACGCTGAGTCTTGCGCCTGGTGTAGCCGGATCCCCCAACCGCACTTCTACGGCCCGGACGCAGGTGGAGACCTTCTTTGGAACCTGCCTACCATCGCATTTCGCTACGTACGGCGGCAACGCAAACGATACGGCCAACGAAAACAATTCGCACTTTTTCAGAGAGGGTACCATCAATAGTACTCCTATTCCGGCACCGCCCCCAGGAACAGAGCACAACACTATCAAGTATACTGGGCCGAATGAGTGGTCATTTCGGCGCATGATCCTCCACTATGCTAAGCTGTGTGCTAGCGTCCCTGGAGGTGTCTACGGCTTTATTATCGGCTCTGAAATGGTCGGTCTGAACAAGATTCAGGACGATACTGGGGCATTTCCGGCAGTTGACAAGTTCGTAGAACTGGCTGCCGACGTGCGTTCTATACTCGGCCCCAACGTAAAGATTACGTATGCAGCCGACTGGAGCGAGTGGTCGAATTATCGACCAAGCAATGGATCCGGAGACGTTTACTGGCCGCTAGACAAGCTTTGGGCATCTACCAACATCGATGCGATCGGCATCGACAACTACATGCCTCTGTCAGATTGGCGGACTACTGCGGATCATCTGGATGCTGATGACTACGACAGCATCTACGACCTAGACTATCTGAAGGGCAATATTGCGGGCGGTGAGGGCTATGATTGGTACTACGCCAGCACAAGCAACCGCGACAATCAGATCCGCACGCCTATCAACGATACGGCCTACAACAAGCACTGGGTCTTTCGTTACAAAGACATCGTGAGCTGGTGGCAAAATACCCACATCACGCGCATTCTGGGTGTGGAAGGCCATCCCATTCTTCAGGGACGGGTAGCATCCAATTACACCACGGTCTCCGCCACCACCGTGACAGCAGATTACGGTGTGGATGCCTTCGATAACCGCACTGTCCGGGTGCAGCACAACAACAATACTACGGCATACTACGCCCGTTTGGCGGTGCCTGTTACGAACGGCGCTACGTACAGACTGATCGTTCGGATACGTACCGTCGGCGGCGGCACACAGACTACTTATCTCAACATCCAAGACAGCCAGCACAATCGGCAGCTTATCAACGTCACTGGGTCCTGGCAAACGTTTGTGCTTCAGCGGACGGTCAACAGCGCGACAGTCAACGTGTACCCGTCGGATCCTCGGGGCGGGTCGGGCTCTCCCAACTGCGATCTTGAAATTGCTGTCGCAGCTTTTGTACGGGTTGGGGGAACCACTGAGTGGGTTGCGCAGAGCAAGCCGGTTTGGTTCACCGAACTTGGATGCCCTGCCGTGCAATTCGGGCCGAACCAGCCGAATGTATTCCACGATCCCAAGTCGTCGGAGAGCTTCTTCCCGTACTATTCTAACGGATCTCGTGACGACTACATCCAGCGCCAATTCAACAAGGCACATCTAGAGTATTGGTCAGATAACCAGGGAACAGCTCTGAACCCCACAGGCATGGTTGATCCTGGGCACATCTTTATCTGGACCTGGGATGCTCGTCCCTTCCCGGAATTCCCTTCCCGCTCGGATGTGTGGGACGACTCTGAGAACTGGCGTTTGGGTCATTGGATAAATGGGCGTCTGGCGATCCCTGAGATAGGAGATTTCATCATCTCGCTGTTCGATCAGGCTGGGCTGGATTCCCAGTACATCGACGTATCTGGGGTGTATGGCTTGGTTGGCGGCTTTGCTGTTACTCAGACTAACACTGTCCGCGATATTCTGGATCCTATCATGTTCACCAATCTACTTCAGGCCTATGAGTCTGAAGGCAAATTGAAGTTTCGACACAAAGGCAACAAGTCTACTGGGACTATAAACTTCGAGAACCTGGTTGCAGATGAAGAAGGTGCCAGCAGCCTCGGCGGGCCTGTAACTGTTGCCCGCTCGGACGATTTTGAATTGCCTCAAGAAGTCAGGATCTCTTTCATTGATGACAATTCCAGCTACGAAAGCAGTGTTGCCTACTACAGAAACCCTGTTGGATATAGCAATTCGGTGTCTGAGTCGAACGTCAACGTTCTTATGGATTTCGCCTACGCTGAAGATCTGTGTGCACGCCTTCTGCAGGAGGTGTATATTGCACGTGAAAAGCTGTCTTTCAAGATGCCTCCGTCAATGCTGCGGTTTGATCCTACAGACGTCGTCGACCTTGATGTTTACGGTCGAACGTATACAGTCACGCTCGAATCAGTCAGCGAGGAATATCATCGGGAGGTGACCGCCTCTAAATACGATGCGGACGTATTTATACCTGTTGCTGCAGCAGCACCTAAAGCCAAGGTGCCGGCAGCGGTTGTCCGCCAGGATACTGTGCTGGAAATTCTGAACTTGCCCGTGCTGCACCCAAGCGCTTCTCCCTCCGGAGTGTATTTTGCGGCAGCCGGCAAGCCTTGGAATCAGGGCGTAGCTGTTATGCGGAGCC